ATATATGCTTCATCCGAGTAGCACAGTCACTGATATTAGAGCATTACAGAGGCGGTTGTCCGGTACCTCGAGCTCCGTTCTTATACAACGGCGGGTTAATTTACATATATCAGCATGTAAGTAACCGTGTGCGATCGCTCGCACGTCTTTTTAGCCTTATTAATCCTATTCAAACAACTAAATCGCGGCAATTAGCGATCTTCATCCCGAAGGGTAGTAGTTGAGTGCTCGTTGCAGCGGCGAGTCTTCCGTCCCTGCGTGTATTTCAACCAGGTATAGGGCACACGATGTTAGCTTGTGCTAGCTTAACTGCCTAACTTGTTTTTAATATGGGAATGACTTGGTGTCAGATTGTATTAAGATATTGCTTTTCAAATTTGAATCTAGATAAATTGTGTGCCTTTGCGGCTTTTGCGATAGATGAGAATGTGCCTAAAAATGTTGTGATTGATTTTGCGTTGCCTGGTATATTACCTTTATGGGATTCTGACAATTTTTTCTTTGTTTCTATTGATCTTGTTGTACCTAATCTTGCTTCTCTAACTTTTTGTTTATGCTCTGCTGTTAGTTTTTTACCTGTTTGTGCCTGTGAAATTTTTAATTTAGTTTCTTCTGTAACTGGAGATCTTTTTTTACCTAATTTACCTTTTGTGATATTAGCACAATGCTCTTGCGAAAATTTTTTACCTTTATTTGACGGAGGACAATCTCCTCCTTTATTCAAGTTCCATCCTATATTTTTTGTTGGACGGAGATCTTCTTCAAATGTATAGCAAGCGTCAATATCGCCGGAAAAGATAATAGACTGAATTAACTCGTGTTTATCAATAATTCTTTCTAAATATTTGTTGTGGTGCGTACCTTTTTTAGCATCGTTTTTATGTTCCCACAAACGCTGTTTTGGATCAATTGAAACACCTATATATCCTTGAGAATGAATATCTGTGTGCTCTGGTAAGTGCAACCAATAGACATAACACTTTTCAGTATTATAAATAGACATGCTGATAGTTCCTTCTAAACTGTTAGAGCGGGTGGATGTTGACGCATCGCGACTCGCACTACTATTTATTACAGTTTGAATTTTCTTACCTTCACTGATATCCATCCGTTGTACCACAAATCCTCGTTTAATAAAACATCGTGCTCAAATTGATATTTTGCCTCATAATATGATAATTCATTTTTTGAATTACAATATCTTAAAATCTCTCGCTTAAAATTAGACTCGCCCAGTGCTGCGACATCGGCTTTTAACTCATCTGAACTAGACCAGTAAGTGAGCCAATCGCTATCTATTTTGCTTCTGATCTTCTTTTTCTTTTTGTTACCATTTTTAAGTTTTACTGTTCGTACTGTAGTTTTTGAAAATTTGGCTAATTTTTTCCCTATGTATTTGCGCCCAGATACAGTATTCGTTATCAAATACACAAATCCTACACAATCTTCAGGAAGTGATTCCACAAGAGTGGATTCGAATAGCCAAGACATACAGCATTAATTATGCCTTGTAGTCTAGATTGCAATAAAATGTTATTTCCTCTATACATGTGTTTGGGCTCAAAGTTTGGGCATATTTTATAAAATTAGATACTGCGTCTAGATCAATTCCATTTTCTGTCCATGTGGGTCTACTACGACTAAGTTCAGTATCTAATCGATCCAGTGTAATCAGTGTGGTTTTAAACGATACTGCATTTGCTTTAAATGCTGCTGTGCCCTGTCGACTAGCATGTTCTAAGGCTGCTTTTGCTACACGATAAGTTTCAAATCTTGGTTCTGGAGCCACGACAGTTTTATTGCCCACGCTACCAATATTAACTATCCATCCAGATTTATCGGCGTTTTTCCACGCATCGTAAACAGCAAAATACACCTGTGATTGAGCAAAGTTGGCCCATGCCTCTTGCGGAGGACCATCAAATGCGTTATTGACAAACACATCGTAGTCCAAGCTCATTGCAGCAATCACATCCGCATTGCGGGTAATATCAATGCCGTCTGCACGACTAATGCTTGTGCCTGCAAATTGTTCAACTAGGTGTTTACCTAGCCCTCTATTGCCGCCTGTTACCAACATCTTCATCTAATAGATCCTCCTTGATCCCATACTTTTGTAAATTTTTCTCCGCAAGTCATCGCACATTCCATTAGTTTTTGTTTGCCATCCCAACGACTTACTAATTCATTCCAAAAATCTGACATAAACACATATTCTAAACTGTGCTTGTTGATGTCTAGATCGTCGCGATATCGACCAACGAATTCTTGCACTTGATTGTACCCGTTATAAAAATGTGAATCGTTTGCACCTGGCAGGTATTCACGATTGAAAAATCTTGCATCGTGTAAATTGTGCTCAAAAAAGTTGCAAGGTAAAACCAAACCTTCTGCAGTAATCACAACTTTGTTTCCTAACAGTGCGTCGCATTTGACAGCAGTTTGTTTGAGATATGTTTTGAAGCTTCCGTGTATATTCTTTAATACTTCTATTTTTTGCACAGAAGGATTTTTGTATTCTTCTTCATCGGGCGGTTCTAGCACATATTCCTGTGCTCCGTTTTTATCTAGAACAGGCCAGTGCAAATATTCATGTTCGTGGGTATGATTGTAAAATCTACCTGTCTTTCTAGCCAGGAAATTAAAAAATCCGTATTCTTGACTTCGTTTTCTTGCTTGATCAACCTGATGTTCATTGTGCTTGAAAACAATATAATTCCATTGAGCCCGACCTCCTGCATCGATAAAAGCTCTAGCGTTACGCATAGCTGTTTCGTATTTTACATTTCGTCTATACAAATGTAAAGTATCTTCCAGCCCGTCAAAGCCAAAATCAATTTGGCCGTATCCGTTCATTATAGTGGCTATTTCTTGCCAGTAACTGGCATCGTGTACTCCGCCGTTGGTATGAATATACAACCAAAGCTTTGAATTTTTGTTTCTGAAGTCCTGTAATATATCCAAGAACTCTGGATGCATTATGGGATCACCGTAACTGCCACAAAAAAATATTTGATTCAACTGTTGACAATGATCTACACCAAATGCCGCATCTATTGCTGATCTATCTAAATGAACCAACGGCAAATAAGGATTCACTCGCCCACCTTGAATGTTCCTGGGGCATTGCGGGCAAGCAGCATTGCAGTAGGTTGTAATTTCAAGTTGATATTCTTTAATATTATCAAATTTAAACATCGGGCAAATCTTTAAAAAAATTCTTGGCTTCTTGCAAGATGCTGGCGTTGGTTTGAAAAATTGTATTATCTAATTTTGGCCCGTGTTTGCGACTGGCAATAAGCCACGGTAATACCGGAGTTACAAATTCGTATTTCCAGGTTCCGTTATGTCCAAGATACAAGTTCGGACAGATATAGTAAGGTTCATTTTCCGCATGATGCATATAAACCGGAAAAAACTTACCATCCCACAACTCGCGTTCTAAATCAACTTCGTCAAATGCTATGCGTTGAATCTTCACGTGGCGATCAATTACAATATTTCCTTGATCGTCTTGCTTGTGATGATGCGGCTCCTTGCCATAATGAACGATTTTTAAATCATGTCCGCCATTGGGCAAGTCAACATCAAACTCAAAAGTTTCCTGTGCATCGCCATTATATAATGTTATGTAATCGTCAATGATAATTTTGAGCTTGGGTATGCCCAATCTGCGCTCAACAAAAAAATCAATTGCCAATTTCAATGTATGACTCCGGCAAGTTTTGATAGACGCTCTTGATACTTGTCCATCATGACTTTCATTTGATCGTCGCCCTTCCAAAAAGTATAACCCAAATTAACAGCATGTTCTTGTGCTGCAATTCTACGCATGATACGTTTTTTGTAAGTAAGAGTTGGGTTATCTTCACACATCCATTCTGTGCCGTGCGGCCTAACACCATTGACCCCTGTTATTTTAAGTGTGTTTGGGTGTTCATACATTTCTGTACCTTGTTCGATTGTCAGTGTGGTTCCAAGATTTACACCTATTATGGTGCCGTCGGCCACATACTTTTGATATCGGGTCAACATGTCCAAAGTGTCTTGAAAGTCTTGATCTGTTTCCGTGGGAAAGCCTACTATGATTAAAAAATAAACTTGTATTTTGTTTTTGCTATACTGCTCCATGTTGTAATCTAAATCCTCACCGGTGTAACCCTTGCGCATGTGAGCTCGGATCCGATCGCTACCAGTTTCAACACCTATTACCATGGTATCTGCTCCTGCTGCTGCCATTGCTTTGAAATCAGCTGGTTTAAATGACTTTCTACCGTGTACAATTGCATGACTACTATAGGTAAAGTGCCTATCAGGATAATTATTTTTCCTGTAGTATTCTACTAGAGATTGATTAAAAATCCTAAAATCTTTTATACTCCCATTACAAAGAGCATCGTGGAAAAAATAATTTTTTACGCCGTACTGCTCGTAGTAATGAATCATTTCGTTGGCCAGTCTATCACCACGTTTGAAACGAAACCCGCCGGCCATAGTAGGAATATCACAAAATACACAAGTTCTCACACAGCCTCTACTGGTTTCCATTGGCAACACTCCAGTGTCATAACCACTTTGATATTTTAATATATCAAAATCTGAAAAATCCATAAATGCATGATCTTGCACTACGCTACGCTCGGCTAAAAAATCAGTATCTATTCCTGGTGCAAGATAATTGCCTTTCACTATCTCGGGTATTGTTGTTTCTGCTTCGCCGCGAATCCAATGATCAATCAATCCCTTGTTTTTTAAATAGTGTGCAAAATCTGGTCGAGTGCTATAACTACCATTCTCTTCTCTGATCAATCCTTGTCCTCCAACAATAACTTCAATGGACAAAGTTTGTCTCAGTTTAGACAAAAATTCTTCAGTGAATCTTTGTGATTGCCAACTGAATACACTGACAAACAATTTTGTGGGTTTATATTGTTCAACTTTACTAATCCAGTTATCAATAAAACTATCAAAATGTTGTTTGGCTGGATCGCCGAGTACTTTGTTTTTGACAAATAAAAAATCATCAATTTCTGTAAAGTATTCAATTGGAATCTGATTTTTAAATTCAGTAAAATAATCTATGTTAATATCTAATACTTTACTTGTTTTGCCGCAAGAAGTTAATAGGCTTTTTATTATTGCCGGAGCAGCACTAGGACGCAAGGCTGCAATTCTTGGTACAGTTAAAATTACAGCATAAGTCATGACATTTCGACGTCGGTGTTATAACTAGTAAATCCATTTTCTTTAACTACAGTTAACACATTGTTCACACGCCCGGCCAGTTCATCTTTATGACTCACTAGCCAAACCGAACGATTACCTTCTCTACTCATTTTCTTAAGAATAGCTAGACTGTTTTCTACACCTGAACTGTCCATACCAGTGTCAATCACTTCGTCAATGAACAGCAAGTTGATGGGTTGATATAAACTTTCCCATACATCTCGGAATGCCCAACTCAGCGACAAGATTAATCTATTGCGTTCACCGCGACTCAAGTTATCAAAGTCCAATTCACGGCCCAGTTCTTCAATGCTAACAGACAGATCATTTAGAAACTTTACAGTGTGTGGTAAACCAATACGATCCAAATATTGACTTAGTCTAGCATTTAGATAACTCAAATTTTGATCAATAATGCGTTTGCGTATAAAACTATCTTTGTTAGTTAACAGTTTGAGTAAGAATTCTTGGTGTTCACGCACACTGGCAAGCTCGTTAATTAGATCATAATTGACTTCTTCCAATGCCTGTGTTTCCATTTCTCTTATTTGTTCTTCATAAGGGTCTTGGTCACTACGCTTTGTAGCAAGTTGTTGCTGTAAGTTTGCTACAGTATTTCTATGATTGATAGCGTCTTCTTTATTATCATAAAATACTTGAGGTGGCCGGCCAGGATCGCCCAGTAGTTCTAATACACCAATGTGTGTCTGCAACTGCTCATCGTTGGTCAGATACTGTAGTGCTGTTTCTCGTGAAGCTTCTCTTTTTTCATTTAGCACCTCTTCGTGCTTGTTGTCATGCATCGGCTGTCCGCAAGCATAACATTCATGTTTTTCTAATGTTTCAATCTCTTGTTTAAGTTTGTCTAACTGCTTGAGCAATTTTACTTGATCAGATTCGCATGCAATTTTCCATTTGGTAGTTTCTTTAATTTTATTTGTTTTTTCATTGTATTCGTCGAGCGAATCGTGATTGCGTAATTCTTGTTCGATATCTAAATCCCCAACCACCTCAAGAGCTTTTTCTAACTCTGCGAGTTCGTTTGATTGCTTAGTTCGCCACAGCGTTTGTCTACGTCGAGTGGCTTCGATTTGTTCTTGAATTCTAGTATTAGCATCTGTTACTGCTTTGATACGATATTCTTCTTGCGTGATTGCATCCCGGGTGGATTTTAATTGTTCTTTGAGAGCATCTGCTTTTTCACTCAACATTGTGATACCAAGCAACTGTTCAATGATAGTGCGCTGATCATTTGCTTTCAATGCCAGAAATGGCTCGGTATAAGTGTTTAGTGCTACAATGTGTTTGAACATGTCATGACTCATACCAAGCATGCGTTCAATCTCTGCTTGTGTTTCTCTTGAGTCGCCTTGACTCTCGTCTGTGATCTGTTGTTCTTGTCCGCCTACATAAAACGCCATGGTGTTGGGTTTACGACCACGCTCAATTCTGTAGTCAATGCCGTCCCGTTCAAATTCAATTGTGACCAACATGTTCTTGCCGTTGGTTTTGTTAATAAGATTATCTTTTTTGATATTAGTCAGAGCCGACCCATATAATGCATAGCTTAATGCATTAATGATTGTAGTTTTTCCTGTGCCATTTCTTGCACCAGTGTCGTCGCCGCCTAGATCTAAGTTTTGCCCTAGCACAAGAGTAAGATCTCGGCGGTCAAACTGAACAGCCTGAGTACTATTACCCACACTCATAAAATTCTTAACTGCTAGTGTTTTGATTCGAAACGTCATAGGTTCCTATAGATATCTAATAATAAATTCTTATTATACTGCTCACTTTGAATATTAGTAAGTTGATTGGTAACAATAGTATCTACACTTTCAAACATAATGTTACCGGTAATATCATAATTGATATCTTCACTTACTACTTTTTGGGGAATCAGGGTAATTTCTCTCAGACCGTACGTGCTTACAAATGTTTCTTTGATAAATGTAGCTTCTTCGTAACTAACATCTACATCCAAATTAACACGCACATGCATGCCCTTTTGCAGCAGTGCGTCTGTGTTGGTAAGAACGTCGCTGAGTTGATACACACGATATCTAGGTTGATCGGGCCAGGCATGATACTCAGGCTCCGCACCCCACTCCAAGATCATCATGCCGCGTTCGTCGTCGTGATTGTCTGCGTAATTATGCGGAAAACAATTGCCAATGTAAGTGATGTTGTTGTGGGTCTGTCGCTTGTGAAAGTGTCCAGTAAACACACGTTCTACACCCACAAAGTCCTCTCTTTTGACATCACCGTGATCAGGCATTTGAACCATGGCATTCATGTAGAAGTGTGGCAGTTCAAAATGCCCAAACATGTATTTGGCATTCAGCTTAGGAATCCGTTTATGATCGTCGCCAACCAACCAAGGAGCAATAACCACGTCGCCGCCGATATGCCAATCATTACAAATATGAATGTTAGGTAAGTTCCGTGCCCACGCAACACTTTGGACATCGCGTTTGTCGCGATAATAAAGATCGTGATTGCCAGGAATAAAATAAACAGCTTCAAAATTGTCATTCAAATGCTCCAATGCACGAAGGCTATAGTTGAGAGTGACAATGTTGATACTTGCTCGATTATTGTGCCAGTCTCCTAAAAAGAAAGCGGTTTCGCAACCTTCCTCTTTGGCCTTTGCTGTGAACCATTTGATAAAATTTAAACAATCATCATTGTGTGTCTGACTGTTTGATTTAAGGCCAAAATGGATATCTGTGCAGACTGCTGCTCGTTTATATAGATTAGACATCGTTATAGTTTACAGTCTTTTAATAGGTAATTCAAGTTTTTATTTGCTCGAGCCACGGAAATGTTTCTTTCCAATTGGTGCCGCGCCGAGAATCAAGTGAGGTCAAGTAGTTCTTTAGTTCATTGATTTTTTCGAAATTATGACAGCCAAGACTACTTTGTTTGGCTATACCTTTCATGACTTCTTTGTTGCTCACATGGCCTTCTGAACTTACTGGCATCAAGTCCAGTATTTCTTCAAAATCTGCTTTGAAAGTGTCACCTGCAAATATGTATAAATTATCCTGCATGCCGGAAGTGTTAAAGCTGTGCCAAATTTTAGTGGAATAACTGCTTCCGTCGTCATTGACAACATCCAATTGATTTTCATTCCACTGATTTATTTTCTTAATAAGTGCAGGCATAGACTTGATTGTAAGTGCTGATATTGCACTGTTTATTGACACATCTATCCAGGGTTTATTTAACAAAAACTCAAAGTTTTTCTCCCATAAACTCAAACTTAAACCGTATCGAACATATTCTTGTTCAATGCTCCAACAATCCAAACTGGCCGTTAGACTTAGTTTAGAAATTTTATTTTTTTTAGATAATGATTCAAACTTGTTAATGTATCTAACAAATCTTTCATGGGGAATATTGATATTTGTAATAATGTTTATGACAAGATTGGGATGACCATATTCGTCCCAGAAAGCAATACTTTGGTCTAATTCATCTAATAGAAATGGTTCTCCTCCTAAAATATGATACCTTCGTATTTTCTTGGCATTATCATTGGTTTTTAAAAAATTCCACAATCCGTCCAACATTTTTGTGTAATGGGGATTGTGTTGTTCTTCGGCTACACTAAATTGATAGGTGCTGTTATTTTTTTCATATAAACTGCCAAATTTTTTATTTTCGTCCACCCAACGGCTACTGAAATGCGGTCCACAATATACACATGCCATGTTGCATGTATTTTTAAAGTACACCTCTAGAATAGTAGGAGTAACTGCGGTGGCACTGGGATTTTCTAACAATTCAGGCGGAATTAATTTTATATCTACCAGCCTATCAAGCTGTGAAAGCCTATCACTGACGCCACCGGCATCTTCTACATCTTTACAATATTCGCAGCCTGCACCGGGCCAACTACCTTGTAACATCAATTCTCTTGCTTGTATTTTTTCTGGAAGATTGTGAAAATTATCAAATTGATCAGGATCTATTGCATGCTTAATTACTCTGTGACACGACGAGCTTGTTCCGCTTTGCAAAAAAACTGTACTCCATGCCCATTTTAACAAGCAGGCTTTTTCTGATTTTATTGGAAAAGTAATTCTATTCATTCAAAATTATTTATAGACAATATTTTAGGACATTGCATGGTATATTTCTTGGTGAAATTCTCTAAAATTTTGTCGACGTCTTTGATCCAATGTGTTTATGTATTCTATAAATTTCTTACCAGACACTGGCTTAGAATTTTTCATCCGTAGCCAAATAGAATGTAATTCCGCTTGCGAGTGGTTGCAATATTTTTTTTCTACAAGTTCTTTGACTTTTTCTGTAACATTATCTATACACAAATAATCTGGATTTTCCAAATACCACCAAATTATTTCAAAACAGTTTTTGTTTGCATAATGCACAAGTTCATCTAGATAGAGTAAATTTTGAATATTAACTGTGGGAGATAACTTGACAAAAAAATTATCATTTTTTAAATTTGAAAAAAGTTTTACATTTTCATCAACTTTGTCCCATTGGCCTCCTCTTTGAATTTCAAATTGTTTGCCAATCGCATCAATACTGATCAATATCTCTATTTGTCCAAATTGTTTTAGGTATTCAATCGAGGAACTTGGGTATACACTACCGTTAGTATTAAATTCTAATCTGATTTTGTTTGCATAATTTAAATCTATCAAGCTTGATAAAAATTTGTCGAGATGAGGCCATAAAAAAGGTTCTCCGCCCACTAACCTTATTGTTTTAATATTTTTAAAGGTTTCTTCAACATTGTTTAATAATAAATCATTATGATAACTGTTTTGATCAACTGATAATTTAATGATTTTTTTAATTGTGTCAACTTCTTGAGAAGTTTTAGCATGTGTCATTTCTTCAGTTGCAATTTTAGAGCTAGTCATTGGATTGCATATCCTACAACTAAAATTACACACAACACTGGGAGCAATTTGTATCTCTTCCAGCTGGGGAGAATCAATCAACTCGAAGTCCAAGTTTTTTTTGTACTTTTCTAAATAATATTTTCTAAGACTAGAGTTTTGTATTGATTCATGATGCCAACAAACTTTACATTCGTCCAATGCCTGTCCTTGTAGCATCTTTTCTCTAATGTCTTGCATTCTTTTGCTAGAGAAGATTTCTACCAAAGTATTTTCTTTGATAGTACTAACGGGGTCAGATTCAAATTTACAACAAGGTACAACATTATTATTAAAAATTGATAATGCAGAAAACGGTAATGCACACAATGTATCATAATTTTTAGCAAAATTAGATACTGTGAAGGTTTTGGTTTTTTCAATAGGAATAGTTATCTGTGGAATAACTAAATCTGGTTCATTAAATTTGTCACGTGCAATTTGTAATTTTTTAGAAATATCAAAGGGAGTACAAAAAAGTATAAAAAAATTTCCAATGTCGACACTTTTTATAGCACGTTGGATATGATTGACAAATTCTTGTTCTAGATCATACGAGCTATAAAAAATCAATCTTTGATTGTTTTGAAATTTTGATTGATAGCAGCTGGTTAAAAAATGAAATATAGCGCCATGAGTAGATCTATAATCAGCTAGATCTTCAAAACAAATTAGGTCATATTTTTTACTTAAAGTTGATCTTAGTTTTTCTAAATTCATTTACTTCAATCATCACTGTACTCGCCGGACTGGGGATTTCCGCCCCACGATCCCATGCCTTGTCTGGTGTAACTAGGAGTTAGTCCGTTCATTTCGAGAATATCGTCGCGTAAGTTCTGATTACGCTTCTCGATATTAAGAACCCGAGTAAAACTATTAGTGATAGCGGCAGTATAATAGGCAAAAGGATTTTGTGACTTGCTCTCATCGAATTGTAGTCCAATCTGCGATAATTGTAATAGTGCTTGCGATCGCATTTCATCATTGTAAGTGTAGCCGCGCCAATTACTGCGTGTGGCATACCGTTCGCACAGCTTTATAAACATGTGTGCTAGTTTATTAGTCATTGTGCCATGATCTCTGCAGAATTTTCCATTCTCTAGGTCACCTTGCCAATGGCTTTTTCCAACACAATAGGGTGTACCATCTTCGTCAATTTTGTAATGCTGAAACGGGGGAAAATTTACTTTCATATACTTTCCAGTTGTGGCACTTGCATCGTCGTATTCTGTTATAATTGGTTCTGCATCGGGATCAATTGGTTTACTTTTTTTGCTGTCCATTGGAATGTGATCCCACGCCATTATTCTAAATACTACATCTACGTCGGCCACTTTAGATAATTTTACTGTAAAATCATCTAAACGCAGTTTCTCAGTTGACTGACTTTGTGCTTTGTCATACTCGACTCTTGTTAATCTTTCGGCTCGAGCTTTGCGTCCCAGCATGATATTTTTCTTGTTAATTTTATCCACTGATGGCAGAATCAAGTCGTAATCCGCATCTTCTTTGGTTAAAAAACTACAGTAAGTTGTCTTACTTTTATGGATTTCTTTAAGTATATCTCTGTTGTTAAGATAATTGTGTTTCATTACTATCCTTTAAATATGCAGTTAATTTAGCAAATAAATAACAAAAAAGCAAGAGGATTTATATGCCAAGCATTTTTCCGCCAGGAGGCTCGCTCAAAAATTTAGCAGCCACTGGTTTTAATAAAGTCAAAACAGGATTGAATAATCTTGGGTTACGACCAGGTGCATTATTACCGGGTGGTTTACCCATTTCTGCTGCCAAGAACAATAGTAGTACTTCTGTGCAATTTGCTGATTCTGGGCAAGATTGGCGTGTAAAAGTTAGCGTCGCTGCCGGATCTGGGGTACTGTATGATATGTCATCTGCAGGCATCATGGAACCAATCAAAAAAACCAACGGAGTTATTTTTCCTTACGCACCCAGCCTAACGATACAACATCAAGCCAGGTACAATACACAGCCTTTAACACACTCTAACTACAACAACTATTTTTACGAAGGAAGCGAAGTTCAATCTATACAAATTACAGCAGACTTTACTGTTCAAAATTTAGCAGAAGCTGCGTATTTTCTTGGTGCTTTGTATTTTTTTAGAGCTGCTACCAAAATGTTTTATGGCGAATCTGGCAAATATCAAGGAGCTCCGCCGCCAATTGTTTATCTAGATGGATATGGTACACACTATTTACCACATGTGCCCTGTGTTGTAACAGGTTTTAGTCATACTATGCCTGCAGATGTGGATTATATTGAGACTTCAACTGCACTAGGAAGCACAGATAGATCAACTTCTCCGATACAAAATTTGAAACCACCAACAATGCCTTCGACAATGGGCGGATATGCGCAGTCGGCAACTGGAGCCGAAGGACGTACCAGTGTCAACTCTGCGGGATCTGCTTCCAAGTATTCAAACAGAGTGCCCACAAGTAGTCAATTCACAATTACCTTTCAACCTGTGTATAGCAGAAATTCACAGCGAGCATTTAATGTGGAATCTTTTGCCCGGGGCGAGTTACTGACTCGAGGATATTTATAATGGCTAAAATACAATACAAAGCATCTAGCCCTTATTTTCAAACTGGTACGTACGGTATATTTTTAGATGTAATGACCAATCGTTCTATTACAAAAAAAACCAACGACACTCTTTACGAAATAGATAGCGTTTACGAAAATCGTCCTGACTTGTTGGCATACGATCTATACGGAGATTCCTCTCTGTGGTGGGTGTTTGCTCAACGCAACCCTGATGTGCTAAAGGATCCGTTGTTTGATTTTAAAGCCGGCTACAGAATCTATATTCCACAAAAAACTACTTTACAGCAAGATCTAGGAATTTAAATGACTTTAGATGCATCACAATTTGTTGAACCAGTGAGCACCTCTGGTATTATACAAGTAGGTAACCCGGGCATAGACAGTCCGGCTAAAACTGCTCAGGCCAATCAAACTACACCTGCCAGTCAGACAACTAACATCTTACACAATTTCACTGGATACACCTACAAGATCAGCTTGTTTCTATTGACATCGGATGATTATAATCAACTTAACGAAGAACCTAGCAAGTTTAATCCAAAATATTTACTAATCAGTTCCGGTGGCGGAATTCCCGCTGACGCAGTTTCGGCGGGTACAAACTGGCATCCTGATTTTCAAGAAGATTTTTACTTTGATAATTTAACTTTAAAAACAGTTGTTGGATTAAATTCAAGAAGCAAATCAAGTAACATGGTAGACATAAGATTTACGATAGTGGAACCATATGGCATGAGTTTACTAGACAGATTGCTTAGTGCGTGTCAGACGACATGCGACTGTCCAAACTACGTGGATCAGCCCTATTTGCTTCAAGTAGACTTTTTGGCCAACCCCACCGAAGCAAACACATTTGGTATTTCTTCTCATTTGATAGACAGAAAACGTGTTGCAATTAAATTCAATGAATTCAAAATCAAGCCCGGAGTCAACGGTACTACTTATAACGTAACAGCTCGCCCTTACAATCATACAGCATTTGACATGAGTGCAGCCTCGGTTCCGGTCAACTTATCAGTTGAAGCCAAAACTGTAGGTGATTATTTTGACAGTAGAGAAGAATTACAAAGAATTTTTGATCAAAGCGCAACAAAAGAAGAAGAAAGAATAGAATCTGAATTATCTAAAAATGTCAGCCTATATGCAGCTACCTCCGGAGAGGGAAATGCTGAAGAAACGGCCAATCGTCGCAGAGAAGAATTACGAGCCAGCGCATTTTATTCTACAAAAAGTTATCCAGCCGGATTTAACACCTATTACAAAAATGTTGCATACCAAGAAGGTCGCAGTGAAAATCCCATGTTCCAGGTGTTGTTTAAGATACATCCAGATATAGCCAATTCGCCTGTCATTGACACAAACAAAATGGATGTTAAAAAAACAGTAATGAGCGATCCAAAGAGTCAAATAAAGGCTACAACTGCCACGGGCACTGACAAAGATTTTAAAAACAAAGGTGTTTTTATGGTCAATGCCGGTACTGATGTGGTATCGCTGATTGATCGAGTAATGGCAGCTAGCGAGTATACTCAAAATCAAATTGTTAAAGCTTCGCAAGCCGAGACAGTTAACGACTCCAACCGAGAAACTGAAAGCAAAAAATATGCTAATGTAAAATGGTATAAAATTATTCCAAGTGTTACACTTGGTTTGTACGATAAAAAAATTAAATCTTATAGCAAAGTTTTATCGTATTCTATATTGCCCTACGAAGCCGGTAATTTTTATCATCCGGATTTTGCACAAACCAAACTCAGCAGTAAAAAATGTGTAAGGACCTACAACTATTATTACACTGGCCTTAACACTGACATAATTCAACTTGATGTAGATTTTGACGCAACTTTTTACACCGCAATAACTACATTTACACGGCAACTTGAATCTACAAACACTTCAGAAGGTGCTGAAAAAATCAGTGAAAAAAGCCTAGACACTGCATCTAGTCCAGATACTAAACCGTCATGGTTGCCTAAAAGAATTGTTGTAACTCCACAAGATACTCAACAAACTTCGGGCACAGGTGGCAGCGCAGAAATTGCCACAGTGAGCAGCGTGGCCAAAAGTTTGTACAGCAGTTTTCCACGTGGCGACATGCTGAACATTCGTGTGAAAATGGTTGGTGATCCTGCTTTTATCAAACAAGATGATACACTATATCAACCAACATCAAAAGACTACGAAAAAACAACTACCAAGATCGGAGAACAGCCAATTAATGAAGCTGGGCAGATAATATTTGACAACGAAGAAGTTTATGTACAGCTTATTGTAAAAGGTGCAATTGATATAGATGATACAATAGGTATCACAAATAAAGTAGTCAAACTTTCCAATGGACAAAGCACTACAGGATCGTTTAGTGGATTATATAAAGTACAAATTGTAACATCTGAATTTTCAAAAGGCAAATTTGAACAAACTGTGGAAATGATACGTGTTCCGGATGATCTAATTGAATCCGACGACTCGGCTGGGGTGACAAAATTCAATTCAGGCTCACCAGTAAACACCACAAACAGTGTCAACAACAACAGCAGTAACTACAGCGGCTTTAATCAATCAACGTTGTAATAAACAAGTGAAAAATAATGAAAGATAATCGAGCAGGATCTAAATTACCAACTTGGTCTACCAGAGAGTCGGCGTCGGGTGTCAGAGTAGATTCTGGTCCACACCTGGCAATAGTAAAAAACAATTCTGATCCGGCCAGACTGGGAAGATTACAAGTTTTTATTCCTGATCTAGGTGGCAAAGAAGAAGAACCTGGCAATTGGTATACAATAAACTATTCAAGTCCTTATCTTGGAAGCACAAGAGGTACTCAATCGGCCGACGATAAAATATTTGGCAACGAAAATCAAACTTATGGGTTTTGGGCTGTACCCCCGGATATAGATAATTTTGTCTTGGTAGTTTTTGTAATGGGCGATCCAATGCGAGGATACTATATAGCATCAGTGCCTAATACTCCGGCATTGCATATGTTACCGGGCATTGCAAGAGCAATCAATAGCAACGAAACTATAGCACAAGATCCTGCTATTAAAGGTAGAGTTGATACCGCAACTGATTATTTGCCAGTAACAGAACTGAACACTAACAATCTTGAGCGTGACAACGCACCTAATTTTGTTACTATTCCAAAATCTGCTCATGTACCACAGGCCAATATTGTTCTCGCACAAGGTCTGGAAACCGATCCCAAGAGAGGAACAATTACTAGTAGTGCGCAACGTGATGGACCAAGCCAAGTTTTTGGAATAAGCACACCAGGACGCACTATACCCGATACCACTGACTTTCCTAATATTGAAGAAATACCAATAACAGTTTTACAAAGTTTTGCAGCTCGCAAAGGCGGACATACATTTGTCATGGACGACGGAGACATTGCAGGAAAAGACAATCTCGTCAGATTACGCACTGCCGGTGGCCATACAATTTTAATGCACGACACTGAGGATATTTTTTATATCATTAATAAAACAGGCAATGCTTACGTAGAATTAACAAAAAATGGAAGCATAAACGTTTATGGCCACAGTGATTTTAATCTTAGAACTCGTGGCAACATAAGTTTTCATGCAGATACAAATATTAACATACACGCAGGTGATACTTTAAAAATATATGCAGCAAACAATATTTTAAGTGAAACAAAAGTTTCTAAGGTAACTGCAATCGATGATTATCAATTGAATGCAGGAAAGGTAGGAATAAAAAGCGATACTTTTATTTCTTTGCAGTCAACAACAGGAGGTTGGCTTACCAAAGCTGATCTTACACTGAAAGGAAGAAAGATTTATCTCAATACAAATACTCCTGATTTACCCAGTACCAATCCGCCGCTGGAGTTTTATAAACAAGTCAATACAGAACCTGATTCAGAAAAGAAAAAATGGAAAAAGACTACAGCGAAGTTTAACAGCATTTGTCCGTTTACACCTACACACGAACCCTGGGCTAGAGCAACAGGAGAATTAAAATTGAATAACGGCAGCATAGTGCCATCCAGTCCCCAAACACCGGAAGAAACATGAACATAGGAATAAATCAGGCCGCACAACAGCCGTTGCTAAAATCAGCACCCAGGAGCACGTTGACTTCTAACAATGCACCCAGGACTTCGGATATCTCCAAGGTAAACGATACTATTTTAACTTTGAGTGCTTTTGAAGTAAAATGCCTTATGTTGCAAATTGCCTACATGGAGAGCGATTCTAATGTTAGTGTGATTTCTGGTGATAGACTAGGACAATATCATTTATCTGATTATCTATTAAAACAATACGGATACAAAGATAGTGTTGGTTGGACTGGTTTAGATGGAATTGATACTCAGGAACTGTTTTTAGACAGTCTCGCGGTACAAGACAAAATAATGATTAGATTTTTTAACGAAAATTATGCCAAGTTGATACAAGCTGATGCCATCAGAGAAAATGATACTAAACCAACTATTGCAGGCATGCTTGCAGTATCATATCAGTTTCAAGATGCGGAAAATCCCACTACTATACAAACTGGTAAAGTATCTAGCACTATCTTGGCACAGATTCAACAAGAATCAAACAGCAATTACAATGCGGTAAAATCTAAAATTTGGAGAGATGAAGGCAGTCAGCTGGATAATTTGGGTAGAACAGCGTCTCTTTTTTACAATGCTGGAAAATACGCAATACAAAATTTAGCAGCAGATTACGACAACACCTAAAATAAATATTAACATGGCAAACAAATATAGAGGATTGAGTACAATAGGCGCTTCAAAAAAGTTCCGCCTTGTTGATTTTGATTTAGTTAAACAAGATTTAGTTAATCATTTTAACATCAAAAAAGGCGAAAAATTGATGCAGCCAAATTTTGGGTCCATTATATGGAATTGTCTTTATGAACCACTCACTCCCGAGGTCAAAGCAGCAATTGCTGAAGATATCAGACGCATCATCAACTACGATCCTAGGTTACAGGTCGATGAAGTCATAGTCAACGAATTTGATCAAGGTCTACAAGTGCAGATTGATTTGACATATCTGCCAGGAAATTTTGCTGATAGTTTAATTTTAAACTTCGACGCACAAGCCCAGAATCTAACAGTATCATAAAAGTACCAGATATTTTAATCGATAAATACTGGACGTAGGATACTTTTATGGCCTTAACAACAAGACAAACCAGTTTACTAGTTCAACAAGATTGGACCAAAGTTTACCAAACTTTCAGAGAAGCCGATTTTCAAAGCTTTGATTTTGAAACTATTCGTAAATCAATGATTGAATATCTACGAGCTTATTATCCAGAAGATTTCAATGATTTTACTGAAAGCTCAGAATACATTGCCTTAATTGATTTAATTGCATTTTTAGGGCAAAGTTTGGCCTTTAGGACAGACTTGAATTCACGAGAAAATTTCATTGATACAGCAGAACGTAGAGACAGCGTCCTTAAACTAGCAAGATTGCTTAGTTATTCGCCCAAAAGAAACGTTCCTGCATCAGGATTACTTAAAGTAGACAGTGTTAGTACCACCGAGACTTTGTTTGACAGTCAGGGTACCAATCTTAATAATCTTATAATAAACTGGAACGACACCACAAATGACAACTGGTTAGAGCAGTTTACCGTTGTGTTGAATGCAGCTCTAATTACAACACAATCAATCGGAAAACCCGGTGCATTCAAAACCATAAATGGAATTAAAACCTATGAATATTCATTGGGAATACTCAACAACTTGTTGCCAGTATTTACGTTTCAATCGAGCGTCGGGGGTTCGACATTTACATTTGAAGCAGTAAGTGCTTCTACAACCGATCAGGAGTATGTTTACGAAGCTGCCCCAACACCTACTGGTATTTTTAACATATTATACAGAAATGATAACCTAGGTAATGAATCAAACAACACAGGTTATTTTTTACATTTCAAGCAAGGGGAGTTGCGCACTGTAGATTTTAACATCGAAGACAATTTACCTAATAGAATAGTAAACATCAACTTTGACAACATTAATAACACAGATGTATGGCTATATGCATTGACATCAAGTGGTACTCCATCTGAACTTTGGCAAAAAGTTCCAGCAGTAAGTGGCATTAATGTAATTTACAACAATACCACTGATAGAAATTTATACAGTGTCAGCACACGAGCCAATGATCAAATTGATTTAGTTTTTGGTGATGGCAGTTTTACAAATGTTCCTGTGGGCAAGTTTAGATTATTTTACAGACAGTCAAACAATCTATCTTATAAAATTACTCCCGAGGAAATAGCCAATGTGCCGATTTCGTTTAATTATCTCAGTAAAAAAGGTAAATTAGAGACTATAACAATTCGAGTAAGCCTTCAGTACACAATAACTAATTCTAGTCCACGTGAGACCTTGGAGTCTATTCGTACAAAAGCGCCTCAACAGTATTATACTCAAAATCGTATGATCACAGGCGAAGACTACAATATTCTTCCCTATACAATTTTTAATAATGTTGTAAAAGCCAAGGCAGTCAATAGAGCAAGTTCTGGTATCAGTCGTTACCTTGACGTGATTGATTCAACTGGTAGATATTCGAGTACAAATATTTTTGCTCAAGATGGAATTGTGTACAAAGAAAATTATACACAAACTTCGTCATTTCAATTTACAAGTAGCACAGAAGTAAATTTTATAATTCAAAATCAAATCAAACCTCTTATTGCGTCTATCCCAACTAGACATCTGTTCTACGATTCAGCAACACGATTTGCAGTAGAAGGCTCAATTGAATCAGCAAGTGCAATGGTGGCGGGTAGAGCTTATGAAATTGTTTCATTGGGTACTACAGAATTTACCACTGTGGGTTCTTTATCTAACAGTGTAGGTGCTAAATTTATTGCAACTGCAACAGGCACCGGTTCGGGCACAGTCAAGCGATTGGCAGCATGGAGCGTGATTTCAGAATCAAATGGAAGATCAACAGGAACTTTCAGTAGCCCCAACTACACCTATCTAACACAAGGGGCCTTGATAAAATTTACAGCACCAACTGGCAAATATTTCGATGCACAAAACCGATTACAAACAGGAACAGTAATCACTGAATACGAAAAGACTACTGTCTGGGCCAGTGTGATAAGTTATGATAATACTTTGGGCCCGTCGGCCGAAGCCACTATCAGCAGATTTTTGCCCAGTGGCGCTATCATTGAAGTTGTAATTCCATATTTTCCAATTGATTGGGCAGATGCCTTCTCGGACACAATTAAAAACAATATTCTAAGTTTTAAAACTTTTGGATTAAGATACGATCTGACCACTCAAGATTGGAAAATCATAGACTCGGCCAATTTATCAAATTCTGATTTTAGTTTAGCAAATGCTGGAAGTACATCTGGTACAGGATTAGATGCAAGCTGGTTTATAAAATTAAGTTATGCATCCGGTGCTTATTCAATTGAAAGTCGCGGAATAAATTATATTTTCCAGAGTGTATTAGAAACAAGATTTTATTTTGATCCAGATGTAAAGGTATACGACAGCAGAACTGCGGCCACTAGACAAGATTCAATAAAAGTATTAAGAACAAATACTAAACCAGATTCTTCGAGCCCGCTATTTTACAGTAAAACTTTTAGAGTATGGAGCAATGTGGTAGGATCAGACGGTTACGAAGATAACAGAAAGATTAATGTCACGTTCCCGGATGACAATATAGATTCAGTGCCAGACGACCCAGATTTGTTTTTGACGTTAGTGAATCCATCAGTTAATTCACAAAACAAATATGTTTTTTTCCAAAAAACAACAGATCAATACGAATTCTCACGTTATAACCCAATTGACACACTGAGTGTGGTAACCAGCTACAGCACAGAATCAAGTATACTATCTAATATTAATTTGTATCCGACAGACACAGTTTTTTATGCCACAGCCGAGGACAAATTTTTTGTGTCGTTGGGGACATCACTGAGCGAAACCACAGATTACATTGCAAATGTAGGTAGATCAGAATTATTTTTCCAATATGTTCACAATGCACCAAACAATCGAAGAATTGACCCCAGTCCTAACAACTTGATAGATTTATACTTGTTACCTAAATCTTACAGTGACGATTACTATGCTTATATCAGAGACACAAGTAACAGACTGACAGAACCTACTCCGATGACAAATGAAGAATTACGATTGGAATTTGGATCAATTGAAAGTTACAAATCTATCAGCGATAGTATTATCTATAACTCCGGCGTGTTTAAGCCGTTGTTTGGAGATAAAGCAACACCGTCACTTAGAGCCACATTTAAAATAGTCAAGAATCCTTTGATTGCAATTACAGACAATGATGTTAAGAGTAAGGTAATTTCTGCATTGAATGATTATTTTGACATCGCAAATTGGGATTTTGGCGAAAGTTTTTACTTTAGTGAACTCAGTACGTACTTGCATAATACTCTGGTTCCTTATGTTAGCAGCATTATTATTGTTCCAACCAACTCTACATCGTCGTTTGGTACTCTGTTTCAAATTAATGCAGAACCAAACGAAATATTGACAAGTGCAGCAACAGTTGATAATGTCCAAATCATAAGTGCAATAACTGCTGGACAAATTAATCAATGATATAGGATAAAAAATGGCAGTTAATAAATCTATACAATTTTTACCTGAAATTTTTAGAACTAAAACGAACGAAAAATTTCTACACGCTACAGTTGATCAATTGATATCCGAGCCTAATCTAAAAAAGGTAAACGGATATATTGGCAGAAAGTTAGCACCAAGTTATAAAACCACTGATAGCTATATACAGGAACCCAGTGCCGACAGACAAAATTATCAATTAGAATCGTCGATTATAATTAAAAATCCAATTACCGACGAAATTGAATTTACTACTACATATTTTGACTTAATCAATCAAATTGCCTATCACGGTGGACTTTCAAATAATCATGATAGATTATTTAAAAGCGAATACTATACCTACGATCCAAAAATTGACTTAGATAAACTTATTAATTTCAGCCAATATTATTGGTTAGAAAACGGTCCAGATGCTGTCACGGTTTCTGCATCTGGGGTACCGTTAGAGTTCACATTTAACGTGGTATATGATTCTGTAACTAAAACCTATAATTTCACAGGACAGAATGGCATCCCAAATCCAACCATTACTCTGGCACGAGGAGGAGTGTATGATTTTGCTATCAACGATCCTGACAATAATTTCTATATTCAAACTCGCCCCGGGGAATCTGGGGTAGATCCACTTAACTTATCTATCTCTACTAGAGAAGTTTACGGCGTTACCAATAATGGAACTGATTTTGGAGTAACAAGATTTACAGTACCGCTGGTCAATGCACAAATTATGTGGACAGGAATGCCACTGGCCGGTACTGTAGAATTTGCAACCTCATACAGTTATCGAGATATTCAAGGATGCAGTGTAGCCGATCTCAATGACATATTGGGCGGACTTGATGGTCCAACAGCAGAGATAACTGGCAAATATTTAATTTTTGTCAATCAAGCAACCATTGATGACGAGTATTGGAATGATCCACCAGTTGTGATAGTCGACGGAATAGCAACATTTGATACGTATGATGCAAGCCAATACGACAGTGAGTCAAGCCCGTACGAAAATGTAGAATTTATACCCACTGGACAAAAAAATGATATTTTTCTAATCCAAATTTATCCTGATCAAGTGGGAACAAACAGAATAATTCTAACTCCAGCCATTCCGGTCTCCGACAATCAGAAAGTTCGAGTAAGAGCCGGCAACACTTTTGCCGGGCAAGAATTTTATAGCGATAATGGTTTTTTCAAATTAGTTCCACTGATCACAGCTCCTAACAATATTTTATACTATCAAAATGCTGCTGTAAGTGATGCAGTTGGCATTATCAATATTGTAGATCCCGCACAAGACACAATTGATCCTGACCAAGACATAGTGGGCAAAATCAGTTACACTTCTCCACAAGGGGTAATTTTTACAAATGGATTGAAAGTCACTTTTGATTCAACTGCGACCGAAGCATACCAAAATAAAACATACTATGTTGAAGGAGTAGGTAGTGGTATTAGACTAATACTTGTATCAGATCTAACAGCAGACGAGTTAGATAACGATGTAAGTAATCCTGATTACATATCCATTAATAGAGCTAGTATTGATCTTAATGCTTGGACAAGAACCAATAGATGGTTTCATGTAGACATTATTACAAAAACAGCAGAATACTTAGATACCACTCCTATATATAATCAAGATTATAGAGCAAAAAGACCAATCATTGAATTTGATGCAGATTTACAGTTATACAATTATGGGTCATTGGCAAAAAAACCTGTACAAATATTAGATACGGTCATAACAAGCGCCTTTACACAAGTGCAAGGGGCAATTTGCGATCCTTCTTCGCTTACACAAAAAACTTTTACTGTAGGATCATCTTCGGTAACTTTAACAGTGGGTGACCGAGTAATATTTTCAAATGATGAAAATTTACAAGTCAAGAACAAAATTTATGTATTTGACATTGTTCAAGAATCAGTGCTTCCGGATCCGGTAGTTTATAAAGCTTACATAGAGGAAGCCGACGACGCTGATGTTGGTGCTGGTCATGTTCTCATTGTGCAGAATGGGGACAACGGAGGAAAGTCTTGGTATTTTAATGGATCTAGTTGGTTGCCTGCGCAACAAAAAACAGGCATTAATCAGTCTCCGTTGTTTGATATTATTGATTCAAATGGAACAAGTTTGGCAGGTACTTCCACTTACCCGGGATCAAGTTTTGCTGGAACTAAGATTTTTTCATATAAAGTAGGTACAGGAAATAATGATCCGGTACTGGGTTTTCCCTTGAGCTATAAAAACTTCGTAGCACAAGGCGACATAGAATTTGTTAATAATTTTGATGAAGATACTTTTGAGTATATAACCTCTGGCGGAACCTCTGGTACTGTAAGTTCAAACTCGGGTCTGTTACAGAAAAATCTAGATAGAACAACTTCTATTAGACAAAATATTTGGAATATTTCAGACAGTTTTAGTAAACAGTTTCAAATTTATGACTTTATCTATGACGGGTCAACCAATCTATTTCCTATAGACGGATTACCAGATTTAAGTGAAGATTCACCAAATATTAAAATTTTTATTAATAATAAATTTGTTAGCAGCGATAATTTTGCCCTAACAAAAATTGTTGACAAGTATGCAATTTTAATTAACGAAGATTTACTAACTGTCAACGATTCAGTCTTTGCCTTGATCTATAACAGTAGTCAAGTTCTCAAGAATGCACATTACGAAGTGCCTTTGAATTTGGATATCAATGGAGAGAATGAAAATCTAAGCTCTCTTACACTGGGACAGATGCGTAATCATTTGGTCACCAAGGCACAAAAAAATCTTTTTATTACTGGTGCGGTCCCTGGCAATAGTAATTTGAGAGACATAAATTATAAAACTGCAAGCGGAAGCATTGTGCAAAATAGTGCACCTGTGTTATATGCCAGTTTGTTTTTGTCTCACCCAACAATGAATTTTGTAAATGCGTTAAAATTCACAAACAACGAGTATTCTAAATTCAGAACAAATTTTTTAGATACAGCTACCAAATTAGATTTAGATATAACAGACATTGCTGGATCTGTAGATACAATTTTAAGCACCATAAACGAGATAAAGAATAAAACTTTTCCATTTTACGACAGTAACATGGTACCTTATTCTTCCATGCCTAATGTGCAACTACCGGAATATTTTGTTGTTTCTACCACAGTTAGAAGCTACGAATTATCTCAAATATTTGAAGACACAAAGGTACAAAATAAAGCAGTGTTTGTGTACTTGACAAGAACTGTTGACGGAATTACAACTACTAATCTTTTAATAAAAGATCAAGATTTTACTTTTAATCAGTCTAGACCAGCTATAGATTTTGCAGATGACTTTGTGTTACTGTACGGCGACGTAATTAAAATTATTGAATATAGCGATACCTTGGGAAGTTTTGTTCCTCCCACACCAACTAGACTTGGACTGTATCCCAAGTATGTTCCTGAAATATTTTTTGATAACACTTATAGAGATGCAGAGCCAGTAGAGGTTTTACAAGGACACGACGGCAGTATTACTCCTTGTTTTGGTGATTTTAGAGATGATTTATTATTAGAATTAGAAAGAAGAATCTACAATAATATAAAGATTTCTTATAATAGTAATAATTTTAATTTTTATGATCATATTCCTGGAAAATTCAGAAACACCGGTTACACTCTAGCTGAGTATAATCAAATTATTAGTTCAATGTTTTTAACTTGGGCAGGAACATACAAAGTAGATTTTAACACAAATAACATCTTCGTTGCATCTGACCCATTTACCTGGAATTACAAGAAATTTAGAGATACAGTCAACGGAGAGTTTTTACCAGGTACCTGGAGATCAATCTACAGATATTTTTATGATACTGAAAGACCACATACACACCCATGGGAAATGCTAGGTTTTTCAGTTAAACCTAGTTATTGGAACGATAGATACGGTCCTGCTCCTTATACGAGTGGTAATGCATTATTATGGAGTGATTTAAGTTTGGGATATATTCACGCCGGCGAAAGAGCTGGCTTTGATATCAGATATCAACGCCCAAATTTACAAAAGTTTATTCCTGTAGACGAATCTGGCAATTTAATTGACCCTTCAGATATATTGGTAGTAGATTTTGATAGTTCAAAAGCTAACGCCAGCTATGCTGTGGGCGACATTGGACCTGCAGAAAGTGCCTGGCGAAAAAGCAGCGAATATCCTTATGCAGTAGTATTGGCCATGTCTCTCATGCGCCCTGCAATGTTTTTTTCGTTGCTAATTGATATTGACAATTATTATAGAAATTACATTACTTCACAATTTGTTTTAAGTGATAGCGGACAACATATTACTCCAACTGCAATAAAAGTCAACGGTTATCAATTTGATTCTACTGTTGAATACAGTGTGGGATATCTTAATTTCATAATTGATTATATGAAAAATTTAGGTATCCAGGATGCAGTTAGTGTAATAAAAACAAATTTATCAAGATTAAGCACACAGTTCACTTATAGAATTGGCGGATACACTGACAAAAAGTTAATTACAATATTGGCCGAACAAAGTAGTCCTACCAGTATCAACGATAGTATCGTCATACCCGACGAAAACTATAGAATTGAGTTGTATAAAGGAGCTCCATTAGACAAAGTCAAGGTCAGCGCAGTAATAGTAGAAAAAAGTCCTGCCGGGTACACAGTCTCTGGATATGATATTAATAGTCCCTACTTTTACATTAAACCAGTATTTCCTAGTAACGATTCCTATGTTATAACACAAAGTAACAACAGAGCAATTATATACCGGGATAGCAAAAATGCCAATTCAGTAATACCATATGGATATGAGTTTACTACAAAACAACAAGTAGTGGATTTTCTAGTAGGATATCAGAATTATCTCATTTCTAAGGGATTTATATTTGATGAATATGATGTCAATTTAGGCGCAAAATTAGATTGGATCTCGAGTTGTAAAGAATTTTTACACTGGTCTAGTCAAGGATGGAAAACAGGTTCCATTATTGTACTATCTCCGTTATACAATAATCTAAAATTCTCTAGACAGACAACTGTGGTGGATGAAATTAAAAATATTCCATACGGATCAAAAATTTTAGACATCAACGGCAAGATAATCAAGAAAAATAATTTTTCAGTATATAGAGAAGACAGTGTTTTTAGCTTGGTGTCGTTATCTGATCAGACAATTGGTTTCGCCGAACTGAACGTTGTACAAAACGAACATATTTTTATCATTGACAATCAAACTGTGTTCAATGATATTATCTATGCTCCTAGTCTGGGCAATCGCCAATTTAGATTAAAGATACTTGGATCAGTTACTGCAGATTGGAATGGCAGTTTAGAATTGCCTGGCTTTGTTTACAGTAGTCCCAAGGTAGATGAATGGGCTCCAGTTACGGATTATCGAAAAGGTACCGTAATCAAGCACAAAGAAAAATTGTACACTGCTTTACAAAATGTTGTAGGCGCAAACGAGTTTCAAATTAACAGCTGGCAGTTACTATCATCGTCGGAATTTAAATCTGGCATGATTAATAACTTGGCAACCAACGCAGGATTGCCCGCTAGATTTTACGATGTTGACAATCAAATTTACGATGAAAATTTACAACTGTTTAGCAATGGATTGATAGGTTTCCGGGAAAGAAGTTACTTCACCGACTTGGGTGTTGATATAACCAGTCAGGTAAAGTTTTACCAAGGGTTGCTAAAACAAAAAGGAACTACCAATGCGTTGACTGCACTTAAAGGTGCAATATTCAATAATATTAATACCAATATTGAAGTTTATGAAAATTGGGCAGTGCGGGTTGGCGAGTATGGTGCACTAGATGACAGTCAATTTATAGAAATAGCATTGGATGAATCTGAACTTTTAGATAACCCTGCTCCTGTACAATTTGTTGGCAACGGGGTGGTTGCAGAGCCTGATATTGTTTCTTATGAATTCAGTGACTTGTATAAAATAAGTGGAACCTGGGATCCTCGTATTTTTAAATTAGAAGATATCAATGTTTCAAACTCAATTGAACCATTGCCTAGCGCAGGATATGTTTATAAAGACGACGTTGATGCAACGATTTTTGATTTAAACAATTATTCTACATTAAATCAGTATCTGTCAGCTATTGGTGCAGGCTGGAAACTTTGGGTAGCTAAAGATTTTAACAACAGTTGGAATGTTCTTAGAACAGATAATTTAAGAGGAATACTCTTTGCGGCCAGATACAATGTAGATGATTTAGTTGAATTCGTACACAATGAACAACACATTTTAAATGTGGATGATATTGTAGCTATCGTTGGATTTGACCCAAGATTTGACGGATTCTATAAAGTTAACTCTATCATTGATTTGACTAGATTTACTGCTAAATTATATCAAAATCTAGACACACTGATAAAACTTCAAACTGTAATTGGTAACGGCATGTTGTATCGATTTATCTCAATGAGAATTGATTATGCCACTGACATAGTAAACATAAAACCCTCTAGAGGTTGGATTACAGGTGATAAAGTTTGGGTTGATAATTTAGATTACGATAAAAATTGGGGTGTGTATACCAAAAACGATTCTTGGTCATACAAGACTCAACTCACACTTAATCAAAGTCAATATGCCGACTTTGCACGTTTTGGAAGCGTAATTAGTTTTTCAAACGATGGTTTGGTCATGTACTCTGCGGCAACTAACACATCGCCGAGTGTGGGAGTTTTTCAAAAAAATACAGTTGACAATGAATGGACGTTGGTTTCAGTACTGAGGAGTGGTAATTCACAAATCGAATATCTTGGCGAATCATTGTCCAACGGAGATAATTTTGTTAGTGTTGGTGCTCCCCAAAGTTATAGTAAGCAAGGCGTGGTCTTGATTTATAAAAATCAAGAATTACAACAAATACTAATTGACAATCTTGGCAGCGCAGCTGATAATTTTGGTTTTTCTTCAGCCATGTCGTCGGACGGAAAATTTCTTTATGTGTCTGCACCAGGCGCAAACAAAGTTTATTGCTATGCATTGGCACCATTTAGAACGTCTTACACAGCACTATACAACGGAAATGGTTCAGCTACAATATTTACACTACCAAATGTGATTTCTAATGCCACAGAAGTTATATTGACAAACAAGTTGACATCTCAGGAATTTGTTCCGTATAAAGATTACACAATAATACAAAAAAGCAACGGGATCAATAATTTTTCGTTTAACGGCACTCCTTCGACTGCCTTGGGATTATATTCAAATGTACCTGCTACCGGTGGTACTGGTACAAATGCAGTCTTTGACGTTGCAGTGAGTTTGGTAGGACCCGGGGTAGGGATAGGATTTACTGTTGGCAAAATTTATAAAATAGCCACCCCAGGCACTACTGATTTTGTAGCTGTTGGTGCAGCCGACAATTTGGCAGGAACAGTTTTTATAGCAACAGGTACTGGCATTACTCCGGGAGTTCCATTGACCACAGGAACAGCATACACCAACGATGTTTTGGTAATACGTTCCGGAGCAAACTTTACTGCCGGGGATACTTTGACAATAGCTGGTGCATTGGTAGGTGGTACAACTCCTGCCAATAATCTCACTGTCAGTGTTGTCAGCGTAGATAACGGCACTGACGTAAACTTTGCTGTGGCACCAAGCAGCGGAGACAAAATTGGCGCATTTATAAGCAATTATTATTATGAACACATTGAAACTTTGCCTTACAGCAGCGAAGCATCAAGCACCGCAGGATTTGGTCAAAGTGTTGCCACTAATTCAGATGGCAGTGTAATAGTTGTAGGTGCTCCTATAGAAACAATTAACACCAACGCCGAATCTGGTGCTGTCTATGTGTATCATCGTACAGTATATCAATTTTTAACAGACGGAGTAGCCAGTACCTATATTGCTCCAAATTCTTTTAATTCTATTAGAAGTGTAAAGTTAAATGACGTTGAACTTGTTGAAAATGTAGATTACTATATAGTCGCCAATGCTGTACAATTTCCTCCGTTTGGAGTTCCTTCTAAATCACAAAAACTTCAAGTTGAAACCAATCAGTTTGCATTTGATCAAAAAATTAATAGTTTATCCGGGATGTCATTCAACTTTGGTAGTGCTTTAGAAATGTGTTCCACAGGATGTAACATTATTGTTAGTACAAACAACTATTACAAATCAGACTATCAATTTGGAGCTGTTTCGAGAATAGTAAATGTAGGCAGAGTATATGGATCAATTGTTGGTAAAACAAGCGGACCCACGGTTACTCCGGGTCATAGTTTAGTTATTAATAATAATAATGTTGTTTTTAATTCCTCTTCACTGGATGCAGTTATCGCAGCAATTAACACTTTGAATATTCCGGGTGTGACTGCAGAAAAATATCAAAATAAACTTAAAATAACCAGTCAAGTGGTAACTTTGGGTTATAAGTTAGATGTCAAATCAGGGGTTGGTACTGCATTAGAGGATCTTGGACTTGATTTATACGAAACAACTCAACACATCATTCATGACAATCAGACTGGTGAAAAATTTGGCAGCTCAATAGCTCTGAACGCAGAATCAAATGTGTTAGCAGTTGGTAGCAGCGGCGGAGATGTTTTTGTTCCCACTACATTTGATGCAAGCAATACCACCTATGATAATGACAGTACTGTTATTGTTGATATTATCAAAGATTCAGGTGCAGTCTATATCTATGATTTAATAGACAATCCTTTCCAGAGTTTCGAAGCTCCATCACTGTTTGTATTGTCGCAAGCACTGTATGGCCCAAATCTAAGCACTGATACTGATTTTGGCCGAGCTATTAAGTTAAACGGTAACACACTGTTCATTGGCGTAGCAAACGACGATTATCTATCTTTCAATCAGGCAGGTACTGTTTATCTTTATACCAACGAGACATCTAAAGCAGGTTGGGAACTGCTGAGATCTAAAGAATCAAGAGTAAGTGTAGATTCAATTGCTTCTGTTTTCACTTACGATTCAGAATCGTCTGAGATAATTGATTTTTATGATTATATTGATCCCGCAAAAGGAAAAATTTTAGGTATTGCAGATCAAGAGCTAGATTATAAAGAAAATTTTGATCCTGCAGGTTACAACTTTGCTTCAATATCTGATGTAAATGTAAACATTGATTTTTACTGGGCAGAACGCCACGTTGGCAAAGTTTGGTGGGATTTGTCGCAGGTTAGATTTATTGACTATGAACAAGGAAGCATAGTATATAGAAACAACAATTGGGGTGCATTATTTCCTGACAGCCAGGTAAAGATTTACGAATGGGTAGAAAGTGAATTTTTACCTAGCCAGTATATTACCAATGGTGGTAACGGAGTACCAAAACATATCAACGACTCGGCCTACTCTAAGATTTCTATTGTAGACCCTGATACTGGAATTATCAAACAAAAATATTATTATTGGGTCGGGGATAAAACTTCAGTTGATCCAGTAAAAACCAATAGATCTCTCAGTGCCAAATCATTACAAACTTATATCACTGATCCCAAGAATCAAGGAATTCCTTATGTAGCTGCGCTTTCTCCTAACAGTATTGCGCTATACAATTCTAACGATAATTTAAGAGCTGATAAGATAATTTTGCACATTGATTTACAAAAAAGTCAGGGACAAAATTTAATACACAGCGAATATGAGTTAATCAAACAAGGTAGTAATAGTCAGACCTTCCCTCAAAAAATTATCAGTAAACTCAAAGATAGTTTGACAGGATTTGATGATCTCGGTGCGCTGGTACCGGACATTGCATTGAATGTTCAAGATAGATATGGCATTTTGTTTCAACCAAGACAATCTATGTTTGTTGATAGATTAAGTGCTCTAAGAATTTTTATTGAAACTTTAAATTTAAAAATATCTGACTATCCTATATTGTTATTGCGAACTCCAACTACACTTTATAGCGAAGAACCTTTACCAACATCTGGATTCGATAGTCAGGTAGATTCATTCCTGGAATTGTCATATCTAGATCCTAATTTGTTGGTTGATGGCTACAAAGTTTTAGTACCAGTTGATTCTGAAAATGATAACAAGTGGGTAATATATTCTTATGATGCAGCACAACAAGAGTTTGTTGCGTTTAGAATCCAGTATTACAAAACTACACTTTTTTGGAACAGCGTAGATTGGTATGATTCAAATTTTGAAATTGGTAGTAATTTAACATATGTTGTTCCTACCTACAGCGATATTCAAGGATTGACGCTAAAAGAAAATGACATTATAAAAGTGTTAGATAACGGAAATGGTCAATGGTTAATTTATACAGTTACTGACCAGCTTGCGTTACAATTAATGGCTGCACAAAATGCTACCTTGGTGTTTGACGAGAGTATTTATAATTCAGGCCTAGGGTCGGGATTTGACACAGATTTATTTGGAGCTCTGGGATTTGATAGTCAAATTGGTCAAGAATTAAATGCAATATTTAATAGTGTTTATAATGAAATTTTTATTAATGATCTACTGATTTTGTTCAATGAACTATTTTTTGCAATGATTACCTATATCTTGGGTGAACAAAAACAACCAGACTGGGTATTCAAAACAAGTTTCATTGATGTATTTCATAATTTAAGAAAATTAGAGCAAATTCCTAACTATGTCAAAGACGATCAAACGTTTTATGAAAATTATATAAATGAAATAAAACCATATAGAACTAAACTACGTGAATATCTTCCTATTTACGATAATTTAGATACAGCATCTGGTAACTGGACTGATTTTGACTTGCCAAGTAGATACAGTGTAGATGAAGCAAAGTTTACAGTTCCTAGCGACGAAGAAACATTATCAACTGTAGAACCTTATACAAATTGGTATAATAACTACACCTATAAAATTACTGATTACATAATCGGAAATGTTGGATTAAACTATTCCTTGGCCCCCAATATAGAAATAACAGGCGGCGGCGGATCCGGGGCTACTGCAATAACAACTGTTAATTTAAGTACCAAACAAATAACAGGTGTAATTATTACCAACCCTGGTACTGGATATACTTCAACTCCTACTATTACAATCAATGGTGTCGGATCTGGAGCAATAATTTACCCTCTACTTAAAAATGAGTTTTATTCTCCGCAGTCTAATTTGAGTTATAATCTTGTTAGAACTACTAATTCCACGTTGAAATTTGATAGAATTTTGTATAGTTCGAACGTTATACCTTTTGTTAATGACGCTGCCAATATCCAAATTTACCCAACTGTAATATCTGGAAATGCTGCTTCAGGCAATTTATATATAGTGAGTGGCAATATTGTTTCGTATAATCGCGAGGCATTTTTGGTCAACAGTCAGATTGGAACAGCCGATCCTTTTGATTATACCAAAGTTACCAAAATTGATTCTGGTAATGTTTTACTTAAAGCCACCGATAGAATCAAGACCTACTATAGCCCTGGTGCAGGCATGTTATCAAAAAATTACTCTAGTTTGATGAGTGGTATAGAGTATCCTGGGGTTTTGATCAAAGGACCTGGATTTAAGGCAAACAGTTTTCAAATATCAGGTAATACTTTTAGCTTTAACTATACCGGATTGACAATCACAAGTGGAAACGTAGAACAATTTGATTTTGTAAAATTAGGTTTTGAATTAGATCAATCTATTAGAATTGACGGTAATTACTCATTTGATTTTAAAAATAATGGATATTTTAAAATTATTTCTGTTGACCGCGACTCAATGACATTATCGGGAGAAATTGTTGAAACAACTTACCGTATGCTTTTAGATAATCCTGTCACAGTGTACGCAGGAAATGTCATTACACAGTCAAATACATTAGGTAATGCTTATGTGTTAACAAATGCCGTCAATTCAAGATACATTGATGTAGTGCATTCAGTTACAGGTTTCAGACAGGTGGTAAGTGTGCCGGTAGATTCTGAAATTTTCCCGGTAGTGTCTGTTGGTACACCTGAGTATATCTATATAGATGGGGTGCTAACTTCGTCTAATGTACAAGAATTGTATACCGGAGGAAATGCCAATGTTACCATAAGCTACCTTGATCTTGAAACTTCAGTATTAGATTCAAATATTTACAGTACCTATACAGATTCATCATTGGGTATTAGACCTGAAGATATAAACATTGTCGGTGGTGCATATGTTGATACCTATAGCAGTCATGCTCCTGAAGAATTAATCCCGGGAAGAATTTTTGACACTCTCGAGATGCGTGTTTTTACTAATAACACTTCAAACACAGCAACTTATGGATTCCGTGTTTTCCATCCGATGAATAGAAATCCAGAATTTACGAGAATTAGTGCAAATAACACAGTATCACTGACTTCCAATTTAGCAATATCTGATTCATATGTTTTTGTAGACAACGTTGAAGATTTACCAAAACCAAATCCCGCTGCTGGTGTTCCTGGGGTGGTATTTGTCAACGGAGAGAAAATACATTATTATCAGCATTACACAGCCGGGGACATTGCATCAGCTGTGCCATGGAGTGCAAATGTTAGCTATCCTGTGGGCACATTGGTAGACGTAGACATTGGTGTGTTATTTTCTAATGTTCAATCAAATGTTGGCGGCGTTGAATTTAATGTCAGAGCATTTACGTCAGCATACTCAGCTGAATTAAGTTCTAGCAGTGTGGAAATTTTCATTGGCAATGTGTTTACAATAAGCGGCAGTCAACTAAATGGCACCAATGGAGTCAATGATGCAACCATAACTGTGGATACAGATGGATTAAAGGTATTTTACACTGCCACCGGAACTCCGGCTCAATTCAATACCATTTATACAACTACTGGAAATATATACGCAAACTCCAACATTTATTTGTCAAGTTCAAACTTATTCCCAGTGTATGCAAACACAATTACTCAATTACACAGAGCTGTAGATGGAACTGGTGCTTCTGGTGTGATAATTACCGGCAATCTTGTAACTGACAGTAGTCAGGCACAATTGATTCCAAATTCACAAATTTTTGTTTCAAATACTATTTCGGGCAATATTACAACCACATCTAATGTAACGTATAGACTTCTACTAAATGCAAATATAACAGTAAATACTGGGGACTATATAACACAATTTGCTAATACTGGCAACGCCAGAGTATTGCAAAGTGTAACTAACGCAAATGTAGTAGCAGTAGATTTTGTTACGGGCATTTTCCAGACAGCAGCAAATACTGCTACTAGAATCAATTTGGTTAGTTTGACCACTGGTATTTCTAGTACTAATGCTAACATAATTAGCCTAACACCTCTAGGTTCAATAAATGCCAATGGAAATATTGTTTTAAATTCGGTTAAAATTTTACAAAGTAATATTTGGGAACAATTTAGCACAACAATAGAAAATAGCACTACACCAGGTGCACAATTTATAAGAGCGGAGCCTAGTTATACACCATGATATCTAACCAGATAAATAATGATATAGAAGAAAATAGCCATATGACGCATATTGAAAACAAAGAACATCAAGCATCTGCACAACCAGATGAAAAAAGTGGGATATACGTTCAAGGACACATAAAGATTTTTGATCCAGCGTCCGGGGAAATTTTTATAGACAAACGTAATGCTATACATTATGAAAATATCTCTGAATCTATAGCTTATAGTCTAGCAAACAAAGGCCAAAGCTATATCTATGAGATGCATTTTGGTAACGGGGGAACCAGCGTTGATCCAACTGGTATTATCAATTATCTCCCTCCTAACACTAATACCAGTAACAGTAATCTTTATAATCCAACTTTTTCTAAAATCGTAGACGACACCAGTGCTCTAAATGCTGATCCAACTAGAAATAAAATTGAAGTGCGGCATACACCAGGGCAAGTTTTTACAGATTTATTAATTAGCTGTTTACTAGATTATGGTGAACCAGCTGGCCAAGCAGCGTTTGATAATAGTACAAATCTAAACGAAACTTATACATTTGACGAACTTGGTTTAAAAGCAAGAAGTGTAGACGGAACCAGTGGATTAACAACAACCGGCAAACTTCTAACTCATGTGATTTTCCATCCTGTTCAAAAAAGTTTGAATAGGCTAATTCAAATTGATTATACAGTTAGAATACAAACTTTAACAAACTTGGGTAGTATTGGATAAAAAAAATGACTTATTTTGTAAACAAAACAAACGGTACAGCTATAGTAGTTCCTGACGGTACCAAGGACACAACTAGTACAAGTCTTACGCTATTAGGAAAATTGTCTTCAAACTATGGCGAAGATCAAAACGAGAATTTTTTAAAATTATTAGAAAATTTTGCTTTTTCCACTAGTCCTGCCAATCCAATAACAGGTCAAATTTGGTACGATACTGTAAATGCAGTTGTAAAAGTTTATGATTCTGGCACCAGTGCATGGAAATCAATTGGTCAAAACATCCAAGGAAACGTAATTACCACTGCCAATTTGCAAATTGGGCCACAAGGCTTCGAACTTCAAGAAATTGCAGGTGCGGTAAAGTTGATTAACAAAACCAGTAACGGAAATATTTCTATTTTTACCAATATTTCCGGTACAAGTACAATGGCTGTAAACATCAACGGTTCAACCGGATTGATTACAGTGGCAGGCAATGCTACAAACAATTTAGGTGTAACCACAAAATCATATGTTGACAGCTATATTGATAGCTTGACTGCAAATGCGGCCAGCCAAGCCAGTGTTCTAAATACATTAAGCGGAAATATTGCAACATTGCAAAGCAACGTATCTTCATTGAGCACAAATGTTAATTCATTGAGTTCTGGAACCGGCTCTGTTAATGCCAAAGACATTTCTTTAAACGGAAATATTGCTTTACAAAATTCAGGAACTGGTAACGTTGCTATTAACATAAAAACTCCTGGGGGAGTCACTATCTTGTCTGCACAAGGTTCAGTAGATACAGCAACACCGGTGACTATAAAAGGACAATGGGTTTTGGATACAAATGCAAGTATTCAAGCAAACTATGCTGATTTAGCTGAAAACTTTTCCAGTGATCGTGAATATGATCCGGGTACTGTTTTAGTTCTTGGCGGACCCAATGAGGTTACTGAATCAACTGTTGAAGACGATATAAAAGTAGCAGGAATAGTAACTACTGACCCTGCGTTTGTAATGAATCACAAATTGACTGGTACCAAGAGTTGTATTGCTTTACAAGGAAGAGTTCCGTGCAAAGTGGTTGGACCCATAGAATTGGGAGATATGTTAGTAACTTCTTCTGTGCCAGGGCATGCTAAAAAAGCTGTTAATCCTGCTGTTGGGTCAGTGATAGGTAAAGCCCTACAAAACTATGATAGTGCAGAACCCGGTGTGATTGAAATTTTAGCAGGACGTATGTAATTGTAGGTAGATAAATAAGATAATTGGAGAGTAATAAATGGCTTATAATATAAATCTGTCAAACGGAACCGCTTTGATATCTGGCGGTTTGACTGACGGCACAATCGATCAAACTAACTCCAGTTTGACTTTAGTAGGTAAAAATTATCCTGGTTATGGTGTATTTTTGAACCAAAATTTTATCCAGTTAATGGAGAATTTTGCCAAATCATCAGCACCTACTGCGCCATTGCCTGGCCAGCTTTGGTATGATTCTATAGGACGTTATTTAAAAGTAAACACCTCTACTACTAAAGGAACTGCTGCCGCTGCTTGGAAAGTTATTTCGATGATAACGTCAAGTAGCAGCTACACTGGAATTCCGGTCACTGGCGAGCAATGGTGGGACAGTAGCAATTTACAGTTAAAAGTTTGGAATGGTAGCAGTTGGACTGTTATTGGCCCAGCCGGTACTTCCAGCACTGGTAATACTGGTGCTATTCCTGATACAATCGTTTCTGTATCTCCGGCTGCTACATACGTTGTTTTAAAATTCTTCATTGACAATACATTAGTTGGTATTTGGAGTAAAGAAGCAAGTTTTACAACAGTTGTAACTGGGTTTACAACTATTAACAGAGGATTAAACTTAAGCACTGCCTTAAACCAAGCGTTTTATGGAAATGCAGACGTAGCAAACAACTTGAACTATAGCGGAGTTAGTACTCCAGCAAGTAATTTTGTAAGAAATGACGTCAGTGGGACGATCAATGGCTCACTCAGTTTAACCAATGACACAGGTTTAAAATTTGGTACTGATAGCGATTTTGAAGGATACGTTTCTGGAAATGATGTTTATTTAAGAAATGTAACAAACAATGGCGATATTGTTTTAAGTGTTAAAAAATCATCAGTTAACACTCCTTTTCTTAAAGGCAATGCAATTTCAGGTCTAGCAGAAGTATTTTCCAATCCAACATCCGCATCCAGTGGGTTCAGTGTAGCTACCAAAGACTACGTAGATACAGTTTTGGGTGGCGGAACTGGCACAAGTACTTTTGCTGCCAATATTGTTCCTAGTGCAAATTTAACTTACAGTTTAGGCTCACCGTCTTTATGGTTTTCTAATGTATGGGCCGGAACTTTTAGAGGGACTTCTATAACAGCTCAATACGCTGACTTGGCAGAACGTTTCGAAGCTGATCGTCCTTATGGTGCCGGTACAGTTGTAGCTCTGGGCGGGCCTGCAGAGATTACTGCGGTGGCTGAAGATTTAAGTGAAGATGTTTTTGGTGTAATTAGTACCAGAGCAGCATACCTTATGAATGACGGTGCAGGGTCAAATGAGACACATCCTCCGGTAGCAGTTAGCGGAAGAGTGCCTGTGCGTGTTGTTGGTAAAATTAAAAAAGGCGATCGATTAGTATCAGCTGGAAACGGTTTAGCTAGAGCAGCAAGTAAAAACGAACTGACTCCTTGGAATGTTATTGGCAGATCACTACAAGATAAATATGATGATAGCGAAGGCACAGTCGAAGCTATCGTAAAATTAAATAGTTAAGGAAATCAACAATGTCATACGCACAGGGCGATTTAATTGAAGCTACTGATTATAATAATCTATTAGGTGCAAACACCAGCGTAAACCCTAGCACTTTACATGCTATTTGGGCCTGGGGAGCAAACAGCAGAGGATATGGACAGACACCTATAAGCAACGTTTCGGTTTCTTCAACTGTGACTGCTACACAATGGGCAAGTTTAATCAATACAATCAATAGTGCAAATACACATGTAACCGGTACTGATAGTGGATTAACTGCCAACACCGCAGGTCAAATTATTGGATTTTCTGGCGGATTACAAACTAAAATAAATGGTTTAAATTCTGACAGACTGTTATTTGCATCAAATTCAGCTGTTGTAGCCAATCACAATTCGTTGACAGCGTATTCAGCATGGACATCTGGTTCCACTTCTGCTACGTTAACTAGATCGTTTGGCGCCAACGTGGCATTTGCTAGTCCGGATGCTGCTAGATTTTTCTTTAATGCCGGCGGTAGACTAAAATTTAATATTACAGCAACCGCAGATGCAGTTGCTAGATCAGTGGCAGCAAAAGCTGTCATTGATAACATGGGCGGTATTGCTATTTTTAGTGCCAACGCCAACGGGGGAAGAACCGGTACCGGCGGAACATTGGGTACTAATGCAACCGCAGTTGGTTACTATAATCTCACAATTGCCAATGTCACGGTTGTTTCGGTTACCAGTACAACTTCATCCTATACAACCGATACCGGAACTATTGCTGTACGTACAAACGGTACTAGAGGCCAGTTCAATGACAACGGAGATATTATCAGCTTTTGGGCCACTGTGAATTCAACACAAGGCTCTGGTTCTATATCAATAAACGACTCATTAAGTGTTACTCCTACTGTGACAGTTGATGTTTCTTATCCTGAAGTAACCAATATAGCTAATACATGGGGCGCGGTTACAGTCACACGCCAAGGTTCCTAAATTTATCTTGTATTTTGTGTACTGGTTAGTGTATAATATGCACTAACCAGTTTCTACATTTAAATTATGGATAATATTAACTCTTTAGTTGAAGAAATTCGTTTAGCTACCAATTTCCAGATAAACAAAAAAATTCTTAAAGAAAAAATTCAAACCGACTTACACATGACTCATAATGGAGGAATGTTTAAGATTACTCCTGAGTTATTGGCTTTTGTACAAACTTGGCCTGTGGAAGAATTGTATTTGGAAGACACTTATCAAAATCCAATCAAAATTGATCGGCAAGTTTTTGTTGTCTCTGCGCAACAACACTATCAACAGGTCATGAATCGTTGGCACAATGAATACGAACAACTCAAAAAAATCAGAAAAATCTAGAGGCATTGTAGCATTTGCTGTTAATACAGAGACTACAGACTATGTAGGTATTGCCACGAAAACATTACAAGTGGCCGGTAAAATTCTGGACCTTCCTTACACAATTCTTACCAACGTTGGCACTTCTGAATTTAATCAACGATATGATATTGACTCGGGGCAATTTGTTCGATGGAACAACTTCAACAGATATTCGGTATATGAGTCTAGTCCGTATGATGAAACACTAGTAGTTGATGTGGACTATCTAGTACTAGACTCTGATTTAAAATTGATATTTGAAACTGAATGGGACTATCTATTACAAAGAAATAGTCATGCACTTACACAAGCGTGGCCGAACACAATGGGACCACACAGTTTGCCTTTTGTATGGGCAACTGTATTTGCCTTTAGAAAAACTGCTCGAGCCAAGATGTTTTTTGAATTAGTAGCAAGAATTCAAAACAACTACGGATACTATCACAGTTTGTTTAACATAAGGGAACGTAATTACAGAAACGACTATGCATTTGCCATAGCCGATTATATTCTAAATGGATACACTGTCCAGACGAATTCCATTCCTGGTAGTATGCTGACAGTAGATCAAGCAATTGAATCTATCACAGCGCAAGACAATAAATTGATCATAAAAGATAAAAATCTAGGTTATGTGATACCAAAAACAAACGTACACATAATGAGTAAAGCCTATTTACAAAGTGATAATTTTAAAAATTTAGTTGAAAGTTTATGAATCATCAAGAACAACAGGGATTTTTAACCTTTGCTGCTAACACCCAGGATGTAGACTATCTACATCTTGCTTATCTACAAGCACTAAATATCAAAGCAACACAAAAAATCAAATCGTTCGCAGTAATAGTTGATCCGGCTACATATCAACTGATTGAAGATTATCATAGACAAGCATTTGATTATATTATCGAAACACCAGCTAGTACAACTGGACCATATGGACTAGAAGCACAAGCATTTTGGTTAACACCCTTTAAAGAAACAATTAAACTAGAAAGTGATTTATTATTCACAACCAGTATAGATCATTGGTGGACTGCTTTTAGATTGCGTGATGTAGTTTTAAGTACTGGTTGTAGAAATTATCTTCAACAATTGTCAGCTTCGAGACGCTATAGGAAATTGTTTGATGATAACAATTTGCCGGATGTGTATAACGGGCTGATGTATTTTAGATATAGTAAAACAGCAGCAGATTTTTTCCGTTGCGCAGCAGAGATTTTTAACAATTGGTCGGCAGTGCAGAACGCATTACTCAATTGTAGAGATCCCGAGCCTAGCACTGATGTTGTTTATGCTCTAGCAGCGGACATAGTGGGCAGAGAGTTGTGTACATTGCCTAGTGTAGATTTTATTAATTTTGTACATATGAAACCGTCTATTAACGAGTATCCGGAAACCGCAAGCTTTCAAGACATGTATGTTACAGAATTTGATGATGGAATGATAAGGATCAATAACATTAATCAATATCACCCGATTCATTATCACGAAAAAGATTTTCCAACCAAGGAGATGTATGACCACTTTAGATCCATGGCAGGAATTTGTTAAAGGATTAGAACTAGCTGAGGAAATGGAACGGCAGCGTCCTCGGTTAGTTAAAGAATATAGATTATATTACAACACAGACGGGACTCCAATTGGACTATGGGAAACCAATCATCCAGCTGGAGATAACTATGTTGTACTTGCTGACCCGGATGTCTTTCATAGGACCAATTCTAATTTATTGAGAGTGGTCAAAGGTGAGTTGAAAATTATAGATCCTTCATCGACTAAAGTAAGACAACTATATAAGAGCCAATCTGGTCAACCGGTAGTAAAAGGTCATGCAGCCCTGGCGCTTGGATCAAACGAAGAATATTTAGAGATAGAATTTTATGACAGAAAAAATAGTTGATGTTGCAGACTTAGATTGTATTTTTCTAACTTATGACGAACCTAAAAAAGAAGAGTTTTGGATTCAGATTCAAAACATGGTTCCGTGGGCCAAAAGAGTTGACGGTGTTAAGGGTTCTGATGCCGCACACAAAGCGGCTGCTGCCGCAAGTGATACAGAACGATTCGTTCTAGTTGATGGAGATAATATACCTGACCCTGAGTTTTTTAACTTACAACTACGGCTGGACGAAAAGAATCACGATCACGTTTTTAGATGGAAGGCACGTAATGTTATAAATGGTCTTCGTTATGGCAACGGTGGAGTCAGTTGCTGGACCAAGGAATTCGTAATGAACATGCGTACCCACGAAGCCAGTCGCGGTGATGAGGAAACTGCTGTTGAGTTTTGTTTTGATCCAAGATATATTGCAATGAATAACTGTTACAGCACAACCTATCCCAATGGAAGTGCCAAACAGGCCTGGCGTGCGGGATTTAGAGAAGGTGTCAAAATGTGTCTCAATAGAGGACACAAACCAACCTTGCAGGAATTCGAAGAAGGGGTTAACAAAAGAAACTATGATCACTTGTGTATCTGGCAAAGTGTTGGCGCTGATGTAGAAAACGGCTATTGGGCCATGTACGGTGCAAGACTAGGCACTTACATGATTATGTTAGAAGGATGGGACTATCATCAGGTGCAAGACTTTGACATGTTAGAAAAGTTGTGGTCGAGTTTCAGTAAAGAAGATCCCCAAGAAGGATGTCAACAAATCGAAAGTGCATTAACAAATAGATTGGGACTTCCTATTGTTACATACACTCCCGAACAAAGTAGATTTTTCAAACATCATTATAGTACAGGACAACGCAACAGCGAAATCATGATGACTGAAATAGATGTCATTAGAAGGATCGAAGGATGGTAACTTTTAATTGTAAGGCTATTACAAATGCAATTACCATTTTACCTAACGGTAAGATTGCGCCTTGTTGTGTTATAAAAGAAAATTATAGTAAACCAATTGAGAGCTGGAACGATACACAAAGATTTGCCGATCTCAAAGTCGAGGGAACGCCGTCGCCTTGTTCACAATGTGTAAAATATCCCAAAAACAGTTATAAAAGTTTTTTTGATAAATTTGGCGGACCAAATTTACAATATTTAGATTTTAGAAATTCAAATATATGTAATTTGAAATGCAGAACTTGTGGTCCTCATTCAAGCAGTACTTGGGCCGCAGAATTAAATCTAGAGCAGCCAATTATCAAAACTGATGTTAGCGATTATTTAGATCAAATTATTAATGATGGTGTTAGAGAAATTTATTTTGCCGGGGGCGAGCCCTTACTTAATGCAGATCATTGGAAATTGTTAATTAAGCTGATTGAACTGAATTTATGCAATAAAATTAGCTTGATGTATACAACAAATCTTACTATAACAAAATATAAAGATTTAGATATATTTGAAATATGGAAAAAATTTAGAAAAGTCAAGGTTTATGTTAGCGTAGATGCAGTTGGGCTGGCCTTTAATTATATTAGATCTGGAGCCAATTGGGAAACTGTCGATAAAAATATAAACTATCTGTTAAATGAAAAAAAAGTGGATTTGTCTTTAGCATATACCTTGAGTGTCATCTCGGTGTGGTTCTTGCCTGATGTTTTATCCTATGCAAAAGAAAAAAAAATTAATGTAAATATTTTTCAATTGACCGACCCTCATTACTTTACACTTAATGTTTTACCGGACGCTCTAGTAGAAAAATGCGTTGATGTGTTGAATAAGTGTAAACAAACCAATCCTGAATATACAAAAAAATTAGACTTGGCTATCTCAACAGCTAGAACCAATGATGATCAAGGATCGTTTGTGACACTAATTAACAACATATTGCTTTCGGATAAAATTAGATCAGAATCTTTATTTGATTTGTTACCATTTAAAGAAGCTGCTATAGAAAAAGTGTTTCAACATCAATAAACAAATGTCAAAAAGTTCTTTTTTATCAGCTGCCGAAGAAATGCAAGAACGTTTGGGTTCGAGTCTTTGCCTGGCCAAATGGCAGCAAGTGAGCCTACACCTTCCTACAGGATTAACTAACAGTTGTTATCATCCTCCGTTACATGAAATAGATTCTTCACTGTTAAAAGACAATCCTGGTGCGCTACACAATACACCTTACAAAAAAGAACAACGTAAAATAATGTTGCGTAGTGAAAGACCGCAAGAATGTAGTTACTGTTGGACACAAGAAGATTTAGGAAATTTAAGTGATAGACATTACAGATCAGGTGAGCCCTGGGCACGAGAACATTTTGATACAATTGTAAATTCAACAGGAGACGAAGATGCTATTCCTTCCTATGTGGAAGTTAATTTTAATCATGCTTGTAACCTTCGCTGTAGTTACTGTAGTCCACAGTTTAGTTCGTCGTGGGAAGACGAAATCCGTAGATGGGGAGCCTACCCTACTAGTGAACCTCATAATGACCCGAGTCATTTTAACGGGCGTCGTAAGCCTATACCTGTTCGCGAAGATAACCCTTACGTAGATGCATTCTGGGAGTGGTGGCCGAGCTTATATCCAAAACTAAAACATTTTAGAATGACCGGCGGCGAACCATTAATGGATCGTAACACCTACCGTGTTTTTGATTATGTGTTAGCATTTCCTAAATCAGATTTACACATAGACGTTACTAGCAATTTCAGCGTTGAAGAAAAACTATGGCAACAATATTTCAATTATGTGCAACAACTATGTAATACAAATATCGAACATTTCATGCAATACGTAAGTTTGGATACTGGTATCAAGGAACATGCCGAATATATAAGACATGGTATGAATTTTGATCATGTAATTACAAGAGTAAAAACATTTTTGGCCAACATACCATATCGTAACAGTTTAACTTTTATTGTGACAATGAACAATCTAAGCGTACTGGGATTGAAACGACAATTGGAAATAATTCTTGACCTTCGGCGCAATCATAGCAAAACCTATCAACGAGTTTGGTTTGATACACCTATATTAAGACAACCCACGTGGCAAAGCTTACAGATATTACCTTCGATTTATGTCAAACGATTACAGGATGTTATAAATTGGATGCAAGCCAATTTAGAAACGGACGAACGACCGTTTCAAGGGTTCAAAGACTACGAAGTGCAAAGATTGCAACGAGTTGTAGATTGGATGCAAGAAGGTAGCAAATTATCACCAGAATATGTTAAACTACAACGTGCAGATTTTTACAGATTCTTTAACGAGCACGACAAACGTAGAGATACAGATTTTTTAAAAACATTCCCAGAAATGCGAGAATTCTGGGAGGAATGTAGGTATCATGCCCAGAATTAATAACGAAACTGATTTAGAGTATAAACGCAGAGTCATTGACATCAAGTCAGAAAGTTTCTGCGGAGCCAAATGGTACAATGCGACCATATGGTTAGGTAGTGGTATGACTACAAGTTGTCATCATCCTTTGCCGCATCGAGTAGAGGTCGACGATGTACAAGCTAATCCTCGTGCATTGCATAATACACCTAAAAAGAAAGAGGAACGTCGTCAAATGCAAGCAGGCGAAAGGCCTGCAGGTTGTGAATACTGCTGGAAGATCGAAGATATTGGTCGCGACAACGTTAGCGACCGTGTATATAAAACAGTAATATACTCAGATGAGGATTTAGATTATGCGTACCGAACACCTCCTAGTCAAGATATCAATCTTAGAACTCTTGAAATTAGTTTTGATCGCACTTGTCAGTTTGCTTGCTCTTATTGTAACCCTGCATTCAGCAGT